ATGCCGCTAACCAAACTGGAAATAGACCGAATCACACCGGGCGAAAAACAAGTCAAAGTCACGGATGGTCTAGGCCTTTACTTGCTGGTCATGCCCAATGGCGCAAAATACTGGCGCCTGAAATACCGTTTTGCAGGCAAGGAAAAGGTTCTTGCCCTGGGTGTTTATCCCGAAGTGTCGCTCAAGGAAGCGCGGCTGAAGCGAGATGAGGCACGCCGCCTGCTGACTCAGGGCGAAGACCCAGGCGAACAAAAAAAGAAGAACGCGCGCAAGCAGCTGATCGAGACATCCTCTACTTTCAAAGCCATCGCCCAGGAATGGTGGAACAAGATGTCTGCCGAATGGGCACCCACTCATGCGTCAGGGGTCTGGCGCTCACTGGAAATCCACCTTTTCCCCACGCTTGGCGACCGCCCGATCCGTGACATCAGCGCAATGGACTTGCTGCTCGTCCTGCAGTCCGTTGAAAAGCAGGGACTTCACGACACAGCAAACCGGCTCCGTGAACGCTGCAATGCCATATGGCGTAGAGCGGTCAAAACAGGCCGCGCCGCAGCCAACCCTGCAGCAGACCTTGCTGGCGAACTGATCACGCCCATCACAAAGCCACAGCCATCCTTAACGCGCGAGGAGTTGCCAGCCTTCCTGGCTGCCTTGGCCACCAACGAACACATCACGCTGCAAACCAAATACTTGATCAAGCTCGTTATGATCTGCTTCACCCGGATTGGTGAAACGGTCCAGGCGAAATGGGATGACTTCGATCTGGATAAAGCCATTTGGACCATCCCGCCGGAAACACGAAAGCTGAAGCGAGCGCTCAAAGCCGCCGCCGCGCCCCACATCGTCCCTCTTCCATCCCAAGCGGTAGATATCCTGAGGCAGTTGCATATGCACCGCGTAGAAGGAAATGATTTCGTCTTCCCCAGCTTCTTCTATCGCGGCCGGCACATGAGCAAGACCACACTGCTCAAGGCCTTCGAACGCATGGGGTATAGCGGCAAAAATACGGAGAATGGGCATGTCGTCACTCATGGTTTCCGTGCAACCGCCTCCACCATTCTGAATGAAGCCGGCTTCAACCCCGACGCCATCGAGCGGCAGCTGTCGCACAAGGAACCCAACCAAGTGCGGGCCGCCTACAATCGCGCTCAATACATGGAAGAGCGCCGGACCATGCTGCAAAGCTGGGCCGACTACCTCGACAAAGTCGAACAAGGGGGAGACACCACGCTGCTGGCTGCCATGCATGCATAGCGCGCATGAAAGCGCATGAATGCCGGCACCCTGCCAGCTGCCGCGAGCGGCACGCCTGGGGCGTTTGCGGGGCATTCGTGCGTGTGCATGATTTCCCGCACATGAAGCGCGGGGGCGAGGCGGGGCTTCGATGGCGCGCGCTGGGGGCTGGTAGGCTCCTGGCTGGGTTGCCACCCTCTTGGCCATGGTCTAATTTGAATTGGTACAAATTCAAGCGTAAGACCATGAGCCAACCCGCAATCCAACAGCTATCTGATCGCGTCGACTGGGCCTTGCAGGCATTGAAAAGCGGCCAGCCACGCCTGATCGATGCGAAGATACTGACGCGCGAGTTCCGCAACATTACGGTCAGCCAGACGACTGACCTCTTCCCCGCCGATCCGCACTTTGCCCAGCACCTCGCCGGCAGATTACATGTCATTCAAGAGCTGGAACATGCCCTGGACCAGCTGCATAGAATCGGCGTGGCGCAAGAAACCCGGCTGCGTGATATCCCATGCTTAGATACTGCGCTGCGTTACAGCCTGAACGCCATAGCCGCCAACCAGCCTGGAGGTATCTCATTCAGGTAGGCGATGCCCGCACATGCCAAAGGTGCGGGCAAAAACTTGCTGCACTGTCGGACAGCTGTCCAAATTAGATTTTGTTCATACAATCTGAGTTTTGCCTTGTTATCCATATGAAGCGAGTCATTCGGATAGGCGACCCCACTGACCATGGTGGAAGTGTGACGAGCGCCAGCAGCACAACAAGCATGTTCGGCAAGGCCGTGGCATTGGTAGGCGACAGCGTCAGTTGCCCAAAGCAAGGTCACGTGGGCTGTGTAATTGTGGAGGGCGACCCGTCGTGGACAATCGGCGGAAAAGGCGTAGCCCTCGAAGGTCACACTGTCAGTTGTGGCGCAAAGCTGATTTCGACCATGGGGGAAGTTGGCCGGGATTACGAGAGCAGCAAAGCGTCCTTCACTCTTCCTGCTATGCCATTGTTCCCGGTTCCTGGTGACACCACCGCAAAATACGGCCGCCGGTTTGTGCTGGCAGACTCTGAAACCGGCCGGCCGCTTGCGAATCGCACGTATACGGTTACACACCCGGATGGCAGAGTCGAAAACGGTACAACCGATGGCGACGGCTATACCCAGCCCATCGAAGCGGAAGAAGCAGGCGCAGTCTCAATTCATGCGGGTTTTATGGCCCCTGCGACTGACTTCGACAAGGAACATCTCGCATGACCAAAACCTACGAAACAAAAGCCCAATTGGTCCAGGCGGTCAACGGCACCATCCCAACCACGGTTATCACCATCAACGACCGAGCCGCCACGCGCGAAGCAATCATCACAGCCACCCGCCGCAAGGGCATGGACTTCGTGCCTCGGTCAGACTGGGCCGCTCACAAGAACCGTTCAGACAAGATGGTAGACGACTGGAACTACACGCAGATCGCCATTCACCACGCGGGCCGAAGCTTTTCATGCGGACCAGCAGCATTGCAGCTGCAGCAAATCCAAGAGATGCAGATGGACAAGCCGAAGGCTGCAGCTGACGATATTGGATACCATTACGCAATCGATTGCTTTGGCACTGTGTATGAAGGCCGCGACATCCGCTTCAAGGGGGAGCACGTCCACAAGTACAACACCGGCGTCATCGGCATTGTGCTGCTGGAGAATCTCACCACACCTGAAGAGGGCGGCGACACGGTAGCCAAGGCGCGAACAGCCCTCGAAGCCATCGGGATGAATCAGACACCGTCAGTTCCCGCAGCCCAAGGCGAGACGCTGGAAAAGTTCGTTTCGATCCTCAAGCAATACTTCAACATCGCAAAGCTGGGCGGCCACCGTGAATTCCCCGGCCAATTGGGCGAGGGCAAAATCTGTCCCGGTAACATCGGCCTGGCATTCGTTCACACGCTACGCGCCAAGACAGGCCTTGCGGCTCCCGGTTAAGCAGGAATTTGGATCAGCATGAAACTTAAAGTGAACAAGTATGTGTCTTTGGCCGTCTGCCTCGGAGTGGCGCTATTGGTCTGGCTGTACGCAGGTTACTTCAACTCCTATCTGGATGAAGAAGTGCAGACACACTTCTTTCTGAAGAAGCACCCGACGTTCCAGGTCAAGTTCTACGACATGTATGCAACCGAGGCAGACGACAAACCGTTCGATCTGCTGGCGCCAGATGAGCGCAAAGAATACTTCGAATATTGTCACGCCAGATTCGGGATAGAATCAGACAGCAATACAGAGCTGACAAGGTGCAAAAAAATTACACCACCCTACTTGAAATAGAGTCCGAGCATGCCCCAGCGTCGTCTTACAGAAGAGCAAACCAAGTGTATCCGAACTGAGCTACTTGCAGCAGGAGCAGATAAAATCGCTGTTGCTGAAAAGTGGGGAATATCCATTTCAACAGTTAATCGAATCATCGCGGGTATCAGTCCTTACAGTTACCAAGCAAGGGCAACCGAGTCTCTGGTTCTTAATATGAGTGGACCCGCCTACCAAAAACGGGAAATCAGAGCCGGCCCTCCTCTCGACTATGTTAGTGAAAAGCTTGAAAGAGCATTAACAAGCCTTCACTATCAAATATTGACAGCCAATCGTAACGAAACTCCTCACGAGCTGTTCACACCGTTCTATCACTCAATCAATGCATTTGTAGCTTTGCACTGCATGCTTGATGATTGGGGAAAGGACTTTCGAGGACTTGTAGAACAACTGATTGAGATGGATGCCAAACAATTCGCAGACTGGGTGGAACTAGTAGCCAGTACAGGCTCAGTTACAGGCCATGCGCAACAAGGAAAAGAGCCATCCGAAGACAGCTCCTTTTGAGGAAGAAAACTAAACCCCAGTCATCGCCAACTGGTAAGTATCAAAGTTAATCACCTCCTCGCCCAGCCAGTCGTTGACCTCCTGCAGCCGCAGTTGCAGCGGCTTGATCTCGTTTTCGTAGAACACGCCGGCCGCCTTGGGCGCGTCGCCAAAGCCGCCGACATTGCCGGGGATCACGCCCAAGAGCTGCGGCGGCACCCGGTGCGCGGCCAGCACGTCGTCGCGCGTCACGTTCTTGATGTTGAGGAATTCATCCTTCGCCGTCACTTCGCTGATCGGGAGCAGCTGCAATCCGTCCTTCTTGCCGTTGGGCGCGTACATGAACAGGTTGCGGAAGTTGCCCGGCCCTTTGCTGTCCTTCAACGCCTTGCGCAGGTTGTCGATGTCCTGCTCGTTGTTGGCGGCGTCGGTCATGTAGAGGATGAAACCGGCGTGCGAGCCGTTCAGATAATACTTGCGGCGGAACAGGGTAGCGGACTCATTCAGCCAGGCCGATTGCAGCGCGGCCAGGTATTCCGGCAGGCCGTACACCTCCTGATTGATGTCAGCATCCATCAAGTGCAGCACCCGGCCGGCCAGCAGCTGCTCTTGATCGAAACCCGGCACCCACCAGAACCCGGCCAGGTCTTTGGCCCGGCGCACATACTTGGCCCGCGCCGGCTTCAGCTCCATCACCCCGCCCAGCCGGTTGGTGATGGCCTGCAGGTAGGCATTGCCGAAAACCAGATAATCCATCAGCCAGGCCGAAAACGCCGACCGGCTCAGCAGCCTGTGCGGCTTGAAGGTGCTGACCAGCACATTGCGTTTCACCGTCAAGGCGCTGGCGTGGTGGACGTTGGCGCGCAGGCTACGCGCCAGGCCGTCCCAGCTCACCGGCGGCTCATACCAGCGGCCATTGTCCACGCATTGCAGATAGTCCATGAGTTCGCGCCGGTCCAGCACCGGCACCGGCTCGCCAAAGGAAAACGCCAGCGGCGTGCTGGCGGGCGCCGGCGGCGTCGCCGGCTGATGGGCAAGGTGGCGGCTACGCGCTTTGGCCATTAGAAAATCTCCATGAAACTGGTATTGGTGGAAGTCGCGCCCTCAAGCGGCTCGTGCGCCAGGGCGTGCATGGTGGCCCACGCCAAGTCGGCGTGGCTGGTTTCTTCGGAGCGGCCGGCGGCGAAGGTAACGCCGCGCCCGCTGGGGGTAGAGGTTTTCTTGATCGACAGGAAGGCGGCGGCGATGTCGTTGTGGCTGGCGTCAAACGCCAGCCGGCCGCTGTTGATCACGTCCAGCGCCTTCAGCACCAGACGGGTTTTCACTTCCACGCTGTAGCTGATCGCCACCGCGTCCGGCCGGAACTGCTTCACCAGCTGATAGACGCCCGTGCCCAGGCCGGAGGTGTCGATGCCGATGTATTCCACGTTGTAGCGCTGGGTTTGCTGGCGGATGAAATCGGCCTGCTTGGCAAAGTCCATGCCCTTGAACTGCGACCGCTCCAAGATGCGGAACTTGCCGCCCGGCACGGCCGGCGGCGCCAGCACCACCAACGCCGCGCTGTCGCCGGTGTGGCTGGGGTCATAGCCGAGCCAGACGGGGCGATGGCCAAACGGCCGCGCGGCGAAGGGCTTGAAGTCGTCCCACTCGGCCCAGGCGTCCACCATCGCCCGCTGCAGCGCGGCAAACGAAAACACGCTGGCGCCGTCGTCAATGAACTGGCACATGAACAGCTGCAGAAACTCTTCCGGGCTGTACTCCAGCCGCAGCTGGTCGATGTCGAACAGATCGCAGCCGCCGGCCAGGGCGTCGATGATGGTGACGATCTGGCGCCAGCGGCCATCCGGGCCGCGCACGCCGCCGGCCAGCGCCTGGTGCGACACGTCCAGCTTGATGTGCTCCGCCTTGGGCCGGCCGCGGTTGAAATGCTCGCCAGTCCATACCTTGAATCCCTCGTGGGACATGGCAGATGGCGTCGAGAAATAGGTTTGCCGGTACATCTTCTGGCTGGCCATGCCGCTGGCCAGCTTGCGCAGCTCCAGAAAGCGCGGAATCCAGAAATATTCATCCACATACAAATCACCATGGCGGCCCTGGGCGGTGCGGCTGTTCGTGCCCAGGAATGACAGCTCCGCGCCGTTGGGCAGCTTGATGACTTCGCCCTTCAGCTCTACGCCGGTGACGTTCTTCACGAAGTCGCAGATGTAACTACGGAACTGGAACGCCTGGGCCTTGGAAGCGGACAGGAAGATCTGATTGCGCCCGGTCTCCAGCGCGGTAATCAGCGCCTCATGGGCGAAATAGTAAGTGGCGCCGATCTGCCGGCTTTTGAGGATGTCGCGGATGCGCTCTTGCTGCCCTGCCCTGTACCAGTGCTTTTGATACTCGAACATGCCATCAAGGAAGGCCGCCACCAGCTGCGCCTGGTGCTCGTCGGTTATCGGGTTACGTTCCGGCTGGCGCTTAGGCTTGGCGTTGCGGTTGGCGAGGTTCGGGTTTAGGTCGGACTCTTTGCCGGTCTGGCTGTACTTGCCCACCCGCGCCAGGCGTTCTACCTGGCGGCCCAGCAAGTCGATTTCCTTGAAATCCTTCCCCTCCTTGTCCTCCTTCAAGATCAGCTGCTGCATCCGCGTTTCGATGGTGGAGGCGATGCGGTCGGCCGGATCGGAATCGTCCCAGGTATCGCGCCGCTTCCAGCTATGCACCGTCGCCGGCTTCACGCCCACATGCTCGGCAATGCGCGCCACGCGCCAGCCCTGCCAATACAAGGCGCGGGCCAGGCGGCGCGGGTCTAGGTCCAGCTCGGCGATAAGGGTTTGAGTATCCATGCCGGCAGTCTGCCGGCTTGTCCGGCGCACTTCTCCGACTGCCGGTTGTGCCCGCGCGCCATACAACAGCCACCGCTCGACCCCGCCCCGCGCGGCCCGGAATATGGGCGCATCGCCACGACAGACACCCCACCGAGGACCGCAAACAATGGCAAGCAAGGCAAAGAAATTCCGTGTCGCCACCGAAGGCGCCACCACCGACGGCCGCAACATCGAGCGCAGCTGGATTGAGCAAATGGCCGCCAACTACAACCCGAAAAAGTACGGCGCCCGCGTCAACCTGGAACACTTCAAGGGCTTGTTGCCCGATGGCCCGTTCAAGCGCTACGGCGATGTCACCGCCCTGAGCGCGGAGCAGGTGGAAGACGGCAAGCTGGCGCTGTTCGCCATCATCGACCCCACCGACGATCTGGTCGCCCTAAGCAAGGCCCGCCAGAAGGTTTACACCTCCATCGAGGTGGACACCAATTTCACCGACACCGGCGAAGCCTATCTGGTCGGCCTGGCCATCACCGACGACCCAGCCAGCCTTGGCTGCGAAATGCTGGAATTCAGCGCCAAGGCCAAGTCCAGCCCGCTGGCCGCCCGCAAGGAAAAGCCGGACAACCTGTTCACCGCCGCCATCGAATTCACCCTGGAACTGGAAGACGACAGCGCCGGCGCGCTGGCCGGCTTCAGCGACAAGATCAAGGGCGTGCTGGGCAAATTCTCCAAACGCCAGGCCGCCGATACCGCCGAGCTGTCCGCCGCCGTGCAAACCATCGCCGAAAGCCAAGCCCAGGTGCTGGAGCAATTCAGCGGCGTAGCCCGCGCCGATGACGTGGCGCAGCTGCGCCAGGAATACGGCCAGCTCAAAACCGCCCACAACGAGCTGGTGGCCAAACTGAGCAGCCAGCCCACTACCCCTGCGCGCACTACCGCCACCGGCGGCAATGCCGAAATCGTCACCGACTGCTGATCCCCCATACCCCGGAGCCACACCGCATGAAAACCGAAACCCGCAACGTCTTTACCCAACTGCTGGACCAGATCGCCCGCTTAAATGGCGTGACTACCGACGCAGTGAAAAACGCCTTCAGCGTGCAGCCGTCCATCCAGCAGAAGCTGGAAACCCGCATTCAGGAGTCGAGCGAATTCCTGTCGCGCATCAACGTTGTCGGCGTCGATGAACTGGAAGGCGAAAAGCTGGGCCTGGGCGTGTTCGGCACCATCGCCGGCCGCACCAAGGTGACGCCGACCAACCCGCGCCGCCCGCGCAATCTGACCGATCTGAACAGCCACAAATTCCGCTGCGAGTTCACCGAATTCGACACCGCCATCCCTTACGTCCAGTTGGACGCCTGGGCCAAATTCCCGGACTTCCAGACCAAGCTGCGCGACGTCATCGTCAAGCAGCAGGGGCTGGACCGCATGATGATCGGCTTCAACGGCATCAGCGTGGCGGAACAGACCAACCGCGAGAAATACCCGCTGCTGCAAGACGTCAACAAGGGCTGGCTGCAGCACTACCGCGAGAGAGCGCCGGAGCGCGTGATGGCGGAAGTGAAGAAGGGATCGGGCAAGGTGCTGATCGGTGAAATAGAAAAGGGCGGCGACTTCTACAACCTCGACGCGCTGGTGATGGACGCCGTGGCCGGCATGATCGACCCAACCCTAGCCGGCAACCCAGAGCTGGTGGTCATCCTGGGCCGCGACCTGCTGCATGACAAGTACTTCCCCATCGTCAACCAGGACAACAAGCCCAGCGAGCAACTGGCGGCCGATGTCGTCACCAGCCAGAAGCGCGTCGGCAACCTGCCGGCCGTCACCGTGCCCTTCTTCCCGGCCGGCGCGATGATGATCACCCCGCTGTCCAATCTCTCCATCTATTACCAGAACGGCAGCCGCCGCCGCCATCTGCGCGAAGAACCGGAATTCAACCAAGTCGCCAACTACGAGAGCAACAACGAAGCCTATGTGGTGGAGCGCTACGAGGCCGGCTGCCTGGTGGAAAACATCGAGCTGTTGCCGCCGCCGAAGGAAGAAAAGAAGGAAGGCAAAGCCGAATGAGCCACGCCCGCGCCCACTTCCTGCGGGCCAGCGCGGCCAGGGCTTCGGCCCTGGCCGTGGAAGATGGCCCGATCCACTGCACCGCCTACGAGCTGATGCTGGTCAAGCTGGCCGAAGACAAGCGCCGCTTGAAGCAAATCCAGTCTATGGAAGGCAAGGCGGCCGTCAAACGCGAAGTGCTGCCCGACTACGCCCCCTGGGTGGAAGGCGCGCTGGAAGGCGGGCGCGGCCAGCCTGACGACGTGCTGATGACGGTCATGACGTGGCGCATCGACGCCGGCGACTACAGCGGCGCGTTGGATATCGCCGAATACGCGCTGGCCCACGGCCTGCCGCTGCCGGACCAGTTCAGCCGCACCACGGCCACAGTCGTCGCCGAGGAAATCGCCGACGCCGCCAAGCGCGCCCGCGATGGCCAGCAGCCATTCGACCTGCACACGCTGACCTACGCCGCCGAGCTGACCGACAAGCACGATATGCCAGACCAAGTGCGCGCCAAGCTGCTCAAGGAAGCCGGGCTGATCCTGGCCGAGCAGGCGCCGGCCGCCGCGCTGGAACATCTGCGCCGCGCCCAGCAGCTGGACAACCGGGTCGGCGTCAAAAAGGACATCGAGCGCATCGAGCGCGCCATCAAGAACAGCGCCCCGCCGCCCGCCGGCGGCCAGGCGTAACCGAGCGACCCCGCGCGACTGACGGCAGGGGGTGGACGCCAGGCGCACGCCAACGGCCGAAGCCCCCTCCACCGTCACCCACAAGGACAGCGCCATGCAGATCAACAGTATCCACACCGTCAACGCCACGCCCACCAGCACGCCGGCGCCGGACGATGGCCAGCCCATCACGTCCAGCCGCTTCTGGCCGGACATCCTGCCCAGCCATTTCCGCGCCGCCATGCGCTACGACGGCACCGTCACCGCCGCCCGCCTGCGCGGCGCGCTGGTGGAAGCCATCGTCGCCGTCAATGGCGAGCTGGCCGGCTGGCGCATGGTCAAGATCGCTGGCGGCGCGCTGCGCCTGGCCGACATCGAGGCGGAACAGATCGACGGCGAATCGGTGCTGGTGCAGCGCTGGCGCCGCGCGGTGTACGCCACCGCGGCGGCGGACCTGGCTGAGCGCTATCGCTCGTTTGACGCCACCGGCGCGGCCCTCCAACGCGCGGAGGATTTGGACGACACCGCAGACCAGCTGCGCGCCGACGCCCGCGCCGCCCTCCGCGCGCTGATGGGCGTCGGCCGCTGCACGGTGGAGCTGATCTGATGCGCGCCCTCCGCGCCATGCAGGGCGACAGCGTAGACGCCATCGCTTGGCGCGTCTACGGCAAGACCCGCGGCGTGGTGGAACAGCTGCTGCAGCACAACCCAGGGCTGGCCGAGCATGGCCCGGTCCTGCCCAGCGGCACGCTGGTGAAGCTGCCGGACCTGCCGGCCGACCCGGCGCCCGCGCAAACCCTTATCAACCTATGGGACTAACACCATGGCAGAACCTGTAAGCAGTACCGCCACCACCGCCACGCTGGCCGCCGTCGCCGGCCTGGCCATGCTGCCCGGCATCGACGCCGCCGTGGTGCTCGGCGCTTTCGCCGGCGCGGCCGTGTTTGTGCTTAGTTCGGACAGCCTGAGCTTGGCCAAGCGTGCCGTGTTTTTCGTGGCCAGCTTCATCGCCGGCCTGGTGGCCGCCGCCGGTGTGGCCAGCCTGCTGGCGCGCTGGCTGCCCATCGACGCCAGCCCCGGCGTGGGCGCGCTGCTCGCCGCCGCCCTCGCCGTCAAGGTGCTGCTGTGGCTGATCCGGCTGGCCGACGATCCGGCCGCCGCCATGCGCGGCATGAAAGGGGGCGGCAAATGAACCTCGCCCACATCATCGTCGCCGGCCTGCTCGCCCTGGTGCTGCTGGCCTTCCAGCGCGGCAGCAGCCAGCACCGGCCATGGGCCAGCCTGCTCGCGTACCTGCTGATCGTCGCCGCCGGCGCGGTGGCCGTGCTGCGCCTGTTCGGCCGGCATGAGCTGGCCGACCTGCCGCAGCTGTTCATCAACCTGGCGCTGCTGCTGGCGCTGATCGCCCAGCGCGGCAACGTGGTGGAGTTGTTCCGCAATAGCGGCCCGCGCCAGTCGCGGCTGGCCATCCTGCTGAGGAAAGAGACATGGCTCTGATGAAGAAAGGCGCGCACGGCCTGGACGTGCAAGCGCTGCAGCAACGGCTCGCCGCCTTGGGCGCCAAGCTGGCCGTCGATGGCTGGTATGGCGACGCCACCGAAGCGGCCGTCGCGGATTTCCAGCGCCGCGCCGGCCTGGTGGTGGACGGCATCGCCGGCGGCAAAACCCTGGCCGCGCTGGCGGGCCAAGCCAGCCCGCGTCGCCAGCTGGGCGAAGCCGATCTGCAGGACGCCGCCGAGCGCCTGGGCGTCGCCGTGTCCGTGGTCAAGGCCATCAATGCGGTGGAGTCGCGCGGCAGCGGTTTCCTGGCCGACGGCCGCCCCGTCATTCTGCTGGAGCGCCACGTCGCCTATCAGCGCGCCGGCAAGCAGGCCAACAGCCTGGCCGCGCAATATCCCGCCCTCTGCAACCAGGCCCGCGGCGGCTATGCCGGCGGCGCGGCCGAGTGGGCGCGCTTTACCAGCTTGGCCATCATCGGCGGTGAACAACTGGCCATCGAGTCCTGCAGTTGGGGCGCGTTCCAGATCATGGGCTATCACTGGCAGCGGCTGGGCTATGTCGGGGCTTGCGAATGGCGCCTGGCTATGGAGTCCGGCGAGCCGGCCCAGCTCGACGCTTTCGTGCGCTTCATCCTGGCCGAGCCGGCTTTGCTAAAGGCACTGCAAGCCAAGAAATGGGCAGACGTGGCCCGGCTCTACAACGGCCCGGCCTACAAAGAAAACCTCTACGACGCCAAGCTGCAGGCCGCATATGAGCGGGCGGAAAGGCTGGCCGCATGATCGCCACGCTGATGCCATTTATCCGCCGCCTGCTGCTGAACCTGCTGCTCGCCGCCGCCCTGCTGGCTGGCTACACCCTGTGGCAGCAAAGCGGCCAACTGCAACGCCAGGCATCCAGCTTGTCCGCCGCGCTGCGCGACAGCGCCACGCTGGCTGAACGCAACCGCGCCCAGGCCGAACAGCTGGCCGCCCAGGACGCCGCCATCCAGCAGCAGCAAGCCGCCAACCGCGAGCTGGCCAGCCAGCTGTCTGCCCTGTCCCGTCAACACGCCGCCGCCGCGGCAAAACTGGAGGCCGCCTTCCATGCCACGCCTGCCGCTGCTGCCTGGGGTAGCGCTGTTATCCCTGATCCTGTTGCCCGCCTGCTCGACACCACCGGCCTATCCGCCGCGCCCGCTGCTAATCCAGACCTGCCCAGCGGTGACGGCCTGCGCCCTGCCGGCGCTGGCGCCGACCACCAACCAGCAGCTGGCCAACAGCTGGCAGCAACACCGGGCGGCGCTTGAAGCTTGCGCCGCGCAGATCCACCACATCATCCAATGCCAATCACGCCATGACTGATTTCTACGACCGCGCCCAGGAACTGGAGCAACGCCAGCGCGAAGAAGCCCTTGCCCGCCAGTTCGCCCACCTCACCCACGGCGCCAGCCTGAGCCATTGCGAAGACTGCGCCGAGCCGATACCGGAAGCGCGCCAGCGCATCGTTGCCGGCTGCACCCGCTGCGTGCAGTGCCAGGAAGATCATGAACAAGCCCGCTGACCTGCGCCGCGCCATCGAGGCCGCCTTGCCGGCGCTGCGCGACAACCCCGACCGCCTGATCATGCTGGTGGAGGATGGCGGCATCGTCACCGCGCCGGGCCGGCTGCATTTCGGCTACCGCTACACGCTGAAGCTGGTCATCACCGATTTCACCGGCCATCTGGACCAGCTCATCATCCCGCTGCGCGCCTGGATCGAGCAGAACGAGCCGCCGCTGGTGCAAAACCCGGAGCGGCTGGAGAAAGGTTTCCGCTTTGAGGTGGAATGGATCAGCGCCACGGCGGTGGATGTGCAGATCACCCTGCTGCTGTCCGAGGGTGTGCGGGTGGAAGTGGGCCAGGACGGCAACGTCACCGCCACCCACTACGGCGAATCGGCCGAACCGTTCGCCGGCGTCGAATACTGGACCATCACCGTGAAGGGCGAAACCGTCTATGACAATCGCCAGGCTTGAGTCCGAGCTGTCCGGCCTGCTGCACAAGGTGGCGCCGGCCGCGCGCCGCGCCCTGGCCCGCGACATCGGCCGCGCCCTGCGCCAAAGCCAGCAAAAGCGCATCGCCGCCCAGCAGAACCCGGACGGCAGCAGCTTCGCCCCGCGCAGGCCGCAATACCGCCAGCAAAAAGGCCGCATCCGCCGCCAGATGTTCGCCAAGCTGCGCACGGCCAAGTGGCTGAAGGTCGAAGCCAACGCTGGCGGCGTGGAAGTCGGTTTCCTGCGCCAGGTGGAGCGCATCGCCCGCGTCCACCAATACGGCCTGCGCGACCGCATCAGCCCGCACATCGCGCGCGACGTGGAATACCCGGCACGCGAGCTGCTAGGTTTAGCCGATGAAGACGTTGACGTCATCAACGATAAAGTGATTACTTTTCTTGCACTGTAGGGACATTTCAATAAAAAAACCTGCCGACAAAATCGACAGGCAGGTTTTATGAAAATACTATTTACAATGCATGATGTACAAACACTGTATGACTGGCACCACTTCCGCCACCAGATGGGCAGGCTCCACCGCTTGATCCCCACGCCCCACCTATAAGAGCTCCAGCCATTCCACCAAAGTAAGCACCAATCGCAGAGCCGCCAGGAAACGGAGAAAGAAAACCTAAGGCACCTCCAGCCAGCGCACCGGCTCCCATTGCGGCAGAGCCAGCACCAACAATTTGATTAGCACACTCACCTTGTGCACCAGAAACAATTTCAACTTCGTCAATGCTTAATTCAATCATTTCTTCCTCCGGGAAAATAAGCCAATAAATAAAACAATAATTGACGGAAGTAGTGTTTTTAAAAATACATATTTCACATCAATAGAATCTCCGACTGGAGAGTAGTAGCGCGCAACACCATAAAGCATTAATGAGAAAGATAACCATATAAGACAAAAAGAAAAAATAAGTATTGCTAGTTTTCTCATGACCAATTCCGCGCATTAAAAGTGTGCAAGCTTTATTTGCAATAAATCTACTAAGCAGTAGGGTAAATTAGAGGCCTCAATATATAATGCAATTTGAATAAAATCAAGCCACGCAACACAATTTAAACAATATTGCAAAACAATGACAAATAATTGCGGGATGTATCTATAAGATTTTGTACCGCCTTTACGTTCTCCCAACCCACCACACAACACCCACCGCGCGACACTCCGCGCCGGCCTGTGCAAACTGGCCGGCATGGATAACTTCGCCGACCTCTCCCGCCGCATCGAAAGCCTGATCCGCCTCGGCACCATTGCCGAGGTAGACCACGCCGCACGGCGCGTGCGCGTCCAGACCGGCGCGCTAACCAGCAACTGGTTGCCCTGGGGCGCCCGCCGCGCCGGCCAAACCCGCGACTGGAACCCGCCCACGGCGGGCGAGCAGGTGGTGCTGCTCTGCCCCAGCGGCGACCCGGCTGGCGGCGTGGCGCTGCTGGCCCTGTATTCCGACGCATTCGACGCGCCATCCAGCAGCCCGGACGAGCATCTGACCGTCTACCCGGACGGCGCCCGCATCCTCTACAACCACGCCACCGGCGCGCTGTCCGTCACCGGCATTCAAACCGCCCTGGTGCAAGCGGCGCAGCGCGTCACCGTGGATTGCCCGGAGTCCTTGTTTACCGGCAACGTCACCATCCAAGGCAAGCTGACCGTGCTGGGCGACGTGTTCGCCAAGGCCCGCGCCACCGTGTCCGGCCTGTTCAGCTACCTGGCCGGGATGTCCGGCTCCGGCGGTGCCGGCGGCGCCACCACCATCAGCGGCAGCATCACCCATAGCGGCGGCCAGCTGTCGTCCAATGGCGTGGTGCTGGACGGCCACACCCACCCGGACGCGCACGGCGGCAACACCGGAGGGCCGAACCGATGAACGTGCATGGCCTCAACCCCGCCACCGGCCGCAGCCTGAGCGGCGACGATCATCTGCGCCGCAGCATTGCCTGCATCCTCACCACGCCGCGCGGCTCGCGCCTGGCGCGCCGAACCTTCGGCTCGCTGCTGCCGGAGCTGATTGACCAGCCGCTGAATGGCAAAACCCGCATGCAGGCCATGGCCGCCAGCGTGATGGCGCTGGCCGAATGGGAGCCGCGCATCGAGCTGTCGCGTGTGCTGCTCAGCGTCGGCAGCGGCGACCAAGCCGGCCGCCTCACCATCGACATCGAAGCCAAGCGCCGCGACAGCGGACAGCCCTTGGCCTATTCCATCCCCGTGCGAGGCTGACCATGGCAATCGACCTCACCCGCCTGCCCGCGCCGGCCGTCATCGAGCCGCTGGACTACGAAACCCTGCTGGCCGAATACAAGGCCCAGCTGCTGCAACTGGCGCCGGCCGAACTGCGCGACAGTCTCGCCGCGGCGCTGCAACTGGAAAGCGAGTCGCTGACCCTGCTGCTGGAACTGGCCGCCTACCGCGACCTACTGCAGCGCCAGCGCATCAACGAGGCGGCCAAAGCCTCGCTGCTCGCATACGCGGAGAAAACCGACCTCGACAACCGCGCCGCCGACTACGGCGTGCAGCGCTTGCTGATCCAGCCGGCCAACCCGGACGCCAATCCGCCGACCGACGCCATATGGGAAAGTGAAGAGCGCCTGCGCTACCGCTGCCAGATGGCGTTGGAAGGGCTGGCCACCGCCGGGCCGCGCGGCGCGTACAAATTCCACGCGCTCAGCGCCTCGGCCGAGGTGGCCGACGTCGATATCGATACCCCGGCGGGTGGCCGCGTGCGCGTCTGGCTGCTGGGACAAAACGGCGCCGCCAGCCAGGCGCTATGCGACACCGTCGCCGCGGCGCTCAACGTAGAACGCATTCGGCCGCTGTGCGACACCGTGGAGGTGCGCGCCGCGCAGCCGCTGGCCTTCCAGATCGACGCCACGCTGATCTATCAGCCTGACGGCGAATCCATCAGCGGCGGCGTGGACGGCGCCCGCCAGCGCCTGGCCGCCATGCTGGCCGAGCGACGCAAGATCGGCGGCAGCGTGCCGCGCTCGGCGATAGACGCCGCGCTGCATGTGCCAGGCATCGACCGCGTCATCCTGGCCAGCCCGGCGGTGGATCTGCAATGCGGCGTCGGCCAATTCCCCGACTGCACCGCCATCAGGATAGCGCCATGAGTCGCCAGCTACTGCCACCCAACGCCACGCGGCTGGAAGCGGCGCTGGCCGATACGCTGCAAACCCATATCAACCCGTCGCCGCTGCGCGGCATCGCCGACAGCGCGCGCTGTCCGGACGCACTGCTGCCCTGGCTGGCATGGGAACGCAGCGTCGAGAACCTCAGCGCCGCCGCCACCGTGCCGCAGATGCGCGCGCTGATCCGCTCTTCCATCGAGGTGCATCGCCGCAAAGGCACGCTGGCCGCCGTGCGCCAAGTGTTCCGGGATCTCGACCTCGGCGAAGTGCGGATTGATGAAGGCAACAACCGCTATTTGGCTAACGGCGACATGGCAGCGGATGGGTTTTGCACCGCCGGCGACCCGGACGGCTGGGCCGAATACCGCGTGCGCATCGACAAGATGTTGGATGTGGACCAAGCCGCCGCCGCCCGCCGCGTCCTCAACGACATCGCCCCCGCGCGCTGCGTGCTGTGGGGTCTGGACTTCACCGGCGCCACGCTGATCGCCAACGGCTACGCCCAGGCAAATGGCAAATACACTGCAGGAGTAATCACCGCATGACAGCCCTACCCAATCCGCAAAAACCCGGCTGGCCATCCATCACCCAATACGAAGTGACGGAACGGCTGCTAGGCGGCCCCGGCGGCCCGCTTAACCGCGCGCCGGCCGAGTTGCTGGAACGAACAGAGTTTCTGAAAAAGCAGATCAACGACATCGTCTCAGGCGCCCTGGTGGCGGAATACGCCGACCGCCTCAAAACCCCGCGCAACATTGCCATGACCGGCGACGGCAGCTGGAGCGTCACCTTCGACGGCAACGGCAACGTCAGCGGCGCGCTGACGTTGGCCAGCAGCGGCGTGACGGCTGGCAGCTACGGCATGGTGACGGTGGACGCCAAGGGCCGCGTCACGGCAGGACGGCAGATGCAGGCGGTCGACGTGCCGGCGCTGGACTGGAGCAAGATAACCAGCGGCAAGCCCACCACATTGGCGGGCTACGGCATCACCGACGCGCAGCCGCTCAGCGCAGACCTGACGGCGCTGTCCGACCTCAAAGGCTCCGTAGGGCTGTACGTCAACACCGGCCCAGGCACTTGCGCAGCCCGCAGCCTGGCAGCGGGCCAGGGTGTGACCGTCAGCAATGGCGACGGCAAAAACGGCAACCCAACAGTGGCGCTCGCCAACAGCGGCGCGGCGGCTGGCAGCTACGGAATCGTGACCGTCGATACCATGGGCCGAGTCACCGCAGGCCGACAGATGCAGACAGCTGACGTGCCGGCGCTGGACTGGAGCAAGATTACGTCAGGCAAGCCGACCACGCTGGCGGGATATGGCATTCAAGACGGCCAAGTAGTTGGCGCCCTGCCTGATGGGGCTGACCTGGATAAGGCTGTAGTGAGTGGCTGTCACTACATCAGCAATCCGAAGAATGCGCCGGCCGGCGTGTCTTATGGCGTGTTGTCCGTCATGCGCGGGGCGGGTGATACGGTCATTCAGTTTGTTGCCGGCATTACGGGCCGGGTCTGGTTCCGTAACGGCAATCCGCAAGCCTCCGGAGGCGGCGGGAAATTTCAGAATTGGGAGAGCCTGGCAACGATAACGGATATTGAAAACATCAAGTCAGGCCGGGATGCCGTCGCCTACGCCAACAGCCTGAAAACCCCGCGCAACATCTCTATGACAGGCGACGGCAGCTGGAGCGTCGCATTCGATGGCAGTGGCAATGCCAGCGGGGCGTTGACGTTGGCAAACAGCGGCGTCAGCGCGGGCAGCTACGGCATGGTGACAGTGGACGCCAAAGGCCGCGTCACGGCTGGGCGACAGATGCAGGCGGCAGACGTGCCGGCGCTGGACTGGAGCAAGATCACATCCGGCAAGCCGACCACGCTGGACGGATATGGAATCGCGGACGCCATACCGCAAGCGGCGATGCCGGGCAGCGTGGGGTCGGAGAATATCTGGCAGCGCCTACCCAATGGTTCTGTTTTCTGCGCCGGCCGAGTCAATATTCCCGCGGGCGGTACGGTTACGGTGGCGCTGCCCATTTCGATGCGGACGGGTTTCGCGGCAATCATAGCCGTGCCAATGTCAGTATCCGCCAATGCGGGCGCCTATCCGTTTGGCGGGGCTGAGCCTATAGACATGAGCAGCATCAAAATCAAAAACCACTATACCTATTCATCCTTGGTATTCGCTTATTTAGTCTGGGGGGCATGATGTTCTATAGCGCCAAACTCAATGCTTTTTTCGATGATCCGGCTTATTACGGTCAATTGCCTGCCGACATCAAAGAAATACCAGATGACCTATACGCTAAAGTCATGACTGGTCGGTCCCCTGATGATGATGTTGTGCCTGGGCCAGACGGGCTTCCCATGTGTCAGCGGCGGGTGGGACTGGACAGACCATCATTGGGCGAGCAGCAAAAAGTAGATATGAAGATGTCAGAAGCCAATCAGAAAATACAGATTTTGGCCGACGCTATTAACTTGGGCATCGCTTCCCAGGAGGAAAAGCGCGATTACGATCTATGGCGAAAATATCGGGTTTTACTATCTAGAGTGCCTCAGCAGCCCGGCTTCCCCGCCAAGATCGACTGGCCCACGCCACCGGGAACTGATTGACGAAAGCCCCGCACGCGCGGGGCTTGTTCATTGCCGGCTATCAAGCGGCCTGTTGCTCGATCTGCTCCGCCTCATACCTCAGCGCCGCGGCGGCGCTGACAGCGAAGAAGTGGATCGACGGGTCTTCATGATGGCTGGCGAAGGTCTCGCCCAAGTGCGCCAGGCAGACGCAGAGGTTTTCTAGTGTCTCGCGCGGGTCATGGCCAATCAGGGGATTCAAGGTGTTGGCAACGGAACGATTGTGCATTTCTAACCTCATTTATTATTGAATTAGGCAATTAAATGCCAAGCCGTTATTTTTACGAAATTGTTACAGATTTGATATTGTCGTTTAAGCCAACCCGCTGCATAACCTCCGGCAAAAAAATGTGCGCTACCAGCAAGCGCGCATCCAGCCGCTTGCCCGCTTCAGATTTAAGCCCCAGTTTTCTATAGGCATTTTCGATATGGGCGCGGATGGTTCTTTCAGTGATGCCAAGCGCTTGCGCAGCATCGCGGTAACTGCGGCCAGCGGCGATAAGTAAAACTACGGACACTTCCGCGTCGGTTAAACGCCCCAACTGCTTCGCTTCCCTCTGCTGACGCCGCGCAGTTTCGGCCAGCAACTGCCGCAAATCCGCCGCCATCCTGGCGCGCAAATGTAGCGGCGCATCCGATTGCCCCACATCCGCCATCCAATTTAACAACGTGAGCATATCCGCTGAATCCGCCTTCTCCAGAAATCGCTGGATCAGATCGGAAGCGGGAACGGGCATAGACTCCTAAGCAAAATGCGGTCAAACACCATGCTAGGTTGTGCCGCCGGCTGATACAACAAGCACCGCTCGCGCCGGAATATCACGCGGGGCAACATGCTCAGAACCTCACCCGGAGACTGAGACATGCCCCAGGACTACCACCACGGCGTCCGCGTGCTGGAAATCAACACCGGCACGCGCCCCATTCGTACCATTTCCACCGCCGTCATCGGCATGGTCTGCACCGCGGACGATTCCGACCCGGCGGCCTTCCCGCTGGACGTCCCGGTCTTGCTGACCGACGTGCAAGCCGCCATCGGCAAGGCCGGCAGCAAAGGCACCCTGGCCGCCAGCCTGCAAGCCATCGCCGACAACGCCAGCCCGCTGGTGGTGGTGGTGCGCGTCAAAACCGGCAAGGACGCGGCGGAACAAAACAGCCTGATCATTGGCGCCACCACACCCGCCGGCCAAAACACCGGCCTGAAGGCGCTGCTCAGCGCCCAGCAGCGCGTCGGCGTGCGTCCGCGCATCCTGGGCGTGCCGGCGCTGGACACTCTGCCGGTGGCCACCGAGCTGGCCGCCCTCGCCGCCAAGCTGCGCGCCTTCGGCTACGTCAGCGCCAACGGCTGCAAAACCAAGGAAGATGCCGCCGCCTACCGCCAAAACTTTGGCCAACGCGAGCTGATGGTCATCTGGCCGGACTTCACCGCCTGGGATGGCGTGGCCAACAAGGACATGCCCGCCCCTGCCGTCGCCCGCGCGCTGGGCCTGCGCGCCATGCTGGACGAAACCCAGGGCTGGCATAAGACGCTGTCCAATGTGGTGGTGCAAGGCGTCACCGGCATCAGCCAGGATGTTTACTGGGACTTGCAGAACCCGGCCACCGACGCTGGCTTCCTCAACGAAAAATCCATCACCACCCTGATCCGCCGCGACGGCTTCCGCTTTTGGGGCAGCCGGACTTGCAGCGACGATCCGCTGTTCGCGTTCGAGTCCTACACCCGCACCGCCCAGGTGCTGGCCGACACCCTGGCGGAAGCGCATATGTGGGCCATGGATAAGCCGCTCACGCCCACGCTGGTGAAAGACATCGTGGACGGCGTCAACGCCAAGGGCCGCGAGCTGGTGACCAATGGCTATCTGCTGGGCTTTACCTGCTGGTACGACGCCACCGTCAACGACAAGGACACGCTCAAGACCGGCAAGCTGGCCATCGACTACGACTACACCCCCATTCCGCCGCTGGAAAACCTGATGCTGCGCCAACGCATCACCGACCGTTACCTGATCGACTTCGCGTCCAAGGTCAACGGCTAACAGGAGACAACCATGGCCGCACTGCCGCGCACCCTGCGCAAATTCAACCTGTTCAACGATGGCATGTCCTTCATTGCCGAATGCCTGTCGGTCAAACTGCCGGCGCTCAAGATGAAAACCGAGGACTACACCGGCGCCGGCATGATCGGCCCGGTGGCACTGCTCAAGGGCGTAGAAAAGCTGGAGATGGAACACACCTACAACGGCCCCATCCCGGAAATCATCGCCACCTTCGGCGCGGAAAAGCACGACGCCGCCAAGCTGCGATGGATGGGCAGCTACGCCAACGAAGCCACCGGCGAAAGCCACGCCGTGGAAATCGTCGCCGCCGGCCGCCACAACGAGCTGGACTCCGGCGACGCCAAAGCCGGCGAGAACGGCGAGTTCAAGGTTAAGACCGACCTGACCTACCTGAAATGGATCATGGACGGCAAAGAGCTGATCGAAATCGACATCGTCAACGACGTGTTCAAGGTGGCCGGCCAAGACCGCATGGCCCAGCACCGCGCCAACGTCGGCCTGTAACCCCCATTTCTAGGAACCCCAAGCCATGAACGAAAACACCATCCTGCTGGACGCCCCCATCCAGCGCGGCGAAACCAAGATCGAAACCATCCAGCTACGCCGCCCCGGCGCCGGCGAGCTGCGCGGCCTCAAGCTGGCCGACGTGCTGCAGCTGGACGTGGACGCCGCCATCAAGCTGCTGCCGCGCCTGTCCATGCCGGCGCTGACGGAAGAAGAAGCCAAGCGGCTAGACCCGGCCGACCTGCTGCAATGCGCCACCGTGGTGGCCGGTTTTTTGTTGAAGAAATCAGAGCAGCCCGCCAGCCCCTCCCCGGCAGCGTAGACGACGCCATCGCCGACATCGCCACCATATTTCATTGGCCGCCCTCGGCCTATAGCGCCATGCCGCTGGCCGAGCTGGCCAGCTGGCGCGAGGCGGCCCGCCTAAGATCAGGAGCCGCCGACGATGAATAGCAAGCTGAAAATCGAAGTGCTGCTGGCGGCCGTGGACAAACTGACCCGGCCGCTCAAGCAAGCCATGGCCGGCAACCAAGCGCTGGCGCGCGCGGTGAAGGAAAGCCGGGACCAGCTCAAGCAATTCCAAGCCGCGCAAAGCAGCATCGATGCCTTCCGCAAACTCACCAAAGAAAGCAAGGACACCGGCCAGGCGCTGGCCGGCGCGCGCCAACGCTTGGAAGCCGTCCGCCAGCAGATGGAACAGGCCGGCGGCGCCAGCATCAAACTATCCCGCAAATACGCCGCCGCCGAACGCGCCGTAGACAAACTCAGCATGGCCCACCGCAAGCGCCTGGATGCCGCCCGCGCCGCCTCGGCCGCGCTGCAGAAGGAAGGCATCGACACCCGCCAGCTTTCCGCCACGGAAACCACCCTCGCCGCCCGCATCCAAGAAACCAACCGCGCGCTAGACGCCCGCCAAGGCAAGCTCGATGCCGTCGCCCGCAGGCAGCGGCTGCTCAACGAGGCGCAGCAGCGCTACAGCCAACATATCGCAGTGCGCGACAAGATCGCCGGCGCAGGCGCGAAAGCCGCAGTTGGCGGCGCGGCCATCGGTGCCACCATGGCCATGCCGGTGATGGCCTACGCCCAGGCCGAAGACGCCGCCACCCAGCTGAAAGGCGCAATGATGCGCGCCGGCGGCGTCATCCCGCCGGAGTTCGAGCAGATCAACCGCCTGGCGGAAAAGCTGGGCGACCGCCTGCCCGGCACCACCGCCGATTTCCAAAACATGATGACCATGCTGCAACGCCAGGGCATGAGCGCGCAGTCCGTGTTGGGCGGCCTGGGCGAAGCCGCGGCTTACCTGGGCGTGCAGCTCAAGATGACGCCAGAGGCGGCGGCGGAATTCACCGCCAAGCTGCAAGACGCCACCCGCACCAGCGAAAAGGACATGATGGGTCTGGTGGACATGATCCAGCGCGGCTTTTACGCTGGCGTAGACCCGGACAACATGCTGGAAGCCTACAAGGGCCTGGGCGCAGCCATGGACATGATGCGCGTCAAAGGGCTGGAAGGCACCAAAGCCTTCGCCCCCTTCGTGGTGATGATGGATCAGGCCGGCATGCGCGGCGAATCAGCCGGCAACGCCATTCGCAAAGTCATTGCGGCGAGCCTGAACGTGGACAAGATCAAGAAGGTGCAGCAGAACCTGCGTAAGCAAAAGGGCATTGCGCTGGATCTGGACTTCACCAACGGCAAGGGCGAGTTTGGCGGCCTGGACAAGCTCATGTCGCAGCTGAATCAGCTGGAAAAGCTGGACATGGTCAACCGCCTGGCGGTGCTGAAAGACATCTTCGGCGACGACAAGGAAACCAATGAAGTCCTGTCCAAGATCATCGATAAGGGCAAGGACGGCTACGCCGACGTTGTAAAAAATCTAGCCGAGCAAGCCAGCTTGCAAGAGCGCGTCAATCAGCAGCTCGGCACCCTGAAAAACCTGTGGGACGCCGCGTCCGGCACCTTCACCAATGCCATGGTGCGCTTTGGCGAAGCCATCAGCCCGGAGCTGAAGGCCGCCGCGGAGTGGATTGGCAAGCTGTCGGAAAGGCTGGGCGAGTGGGCCAAGGAAAACCCAGAGCTGGCCAATACCATCATGAGAGTTTTAGCCTTCACTGGCTTGGCGTTGCTGGCTTTTGCCGGTTTGGCTATCGCCATCGCCGGCATACTCGGTCCCATCGCGCTGGCCCGTCTCAGTCTGTCCACCCTTGGCATTCGAGCCGGCGGCGTGGTGGAAAAGCTGGTCGATCTGCGCAAAGCCGGCGCAGGCGCGGGGCAATCCCTATCCGGCAAGCTGTCCGCCGGCGCGGCCGCCGCCAAACGTGCCAGCCAGGGGCTGGCTGATGCCTGGCGCGCATCCAGCCCGCGCGAACCGCTCAAGCGCCTATGGGCATGGACCAAGGGGCTGAAATCCACCCTGCCCGCCGCCATGCGGGCCGCCGGCGCGCGCAGCTTAGAACTGGCTCGCGCCATGGGAACTGGCCTGGTGGACAAGTTCAAGTCCGGCAAGCTCGCCGTCTATAAGTACACCGCCGCGCTCTGGCGGGCCGTTGCCGCCCAGCTGGCGCTGGCGCGCGCCAGTGCCGGGGCCAAACTCGGCGCGGTGACGCAGTATGTCAAAACCCGCGGCGTCAAAGGCATGGCCATGGATGGCCTCAAGGGCGGCGGCAAGCTGATCGGCGGCGGCCTGGCCGCTGCAGCGTCTGGCGCGGCCAGCGCCATCATGGGCATTGGCCAGGCGCTGATGTTTGTCGGCCGGCTGGCCATGGCCAACCCCATCGGCCTGATCATCGGCCTGGCCGCTCTGCTCATCTACAAGTATTGGGAACCGATCAAGGCTTGGTTCACGGGCTTTTGGGAAGGGCTGAAAGAAGGGCTGGCGCCGCTGGGCGCGATATTCGATCAAGTCTTTGCCGCCATCGGCCCCGCGCTGGAGCCGCTGCGCCCTGTCTGGGATTGGCTGGTCGGCGCGTTCAAGGCCGCGTGGGAATGGGTATCCAAGCTGCTGGGGCCGGTGGATGCCAGCAAGCAAAGCCTGGACGCGGCGGCAAATAGCGGCAAGGGCTTCGGCAAGTGGCTGGCCAACCTGATCGTCATCGGCCCGGAGCTGGCCGCCAAGTTCATCACTGTCGGCCTGGACATCATGTCCGGCATCGTCTCAGGCATCAAGAAGGGCATCGTGTGGGTCAAAGATGCCATCCTGGGCGTGGGCGACATGCTGCCGGAGTGGCTGCGCAAGAAGCTGGACATTCACAGCCCATCCCGCGTGTTCGCCACCATCGGCGGTCATACCATGGCCGGCCTGGAGCAAGGCATCGATCAGGGCCAGGCCGGGCCGCTGGCCAGCATGCGCGAAGCTGCCAAACGGCTCACCGCCGCCGGCGCCGGCATCGCCATCGCCACCGCGCCCGCCATGGCCGGCCAACTGGACCACCGTCCGCCGCTGCGCGCCAGCGCGCCGGCCGCCGTGGCCGCGCCCACCATCAACATCACCGTCAACACCACGCCGGGCATGAACGAGCAGCAGCTCGCCGCCGTGGTGCAGCGCCAGGTGGCGCAGGCACTGGCCAAAGCCGGCAGCCAGCAAGCCGCCGCGCGCCGTTCACTCTTTGGAGACTTCGACTAATGCTAGGCATGCCGATGATGGCCCTGGGCCTGTTCGTGTTCACGCTGGACACCCTGCCCTATCAGGATTTCAAACAGCAATACGGCTGGCGCTGGCCTAGCAATAGCCGCGTGGGCCTGCGCCCGGCCTATCAGTTCCTGGGGCCGGACGAAGAGTGCATCACCCTGTCCGGCCGGCTAATGCCGGAGCTGACCGGCGGCGAAACCGCCCTCAGCCTGCTGCGCCTGATGGCGGACCAAGGCCGCGCCTGGCCACTGATCGAAGGCACCGGCACGCTATACGGCTATTTTGTGGTGGAGAAGATGGACATCAGCCGGCAAGAGTTTTTCAGCGACGGCGCAGCCAGGTGCATAGACTTCACCCTATCGCTCAAGCGCGTGGACGATCAGCTGCTAGACCTACTCGGCACCGTCACCCACGCCATGCTGGAGCTGATCCAATGAGCGCCGCCGGGCAGCTGTTCGAGCAAACCGCCGTCCAGCTGGATGGCCTGGCCACGCAAGCGTCGGACGCGCTGCGCCAGCGCCAGCCGCGCAAACCCATCTGCCGCATCCTGCTAGGCGGCAAGGACATCACCCGCAACATCACCCCGCGGCTGATCAGCCTAACGCTCACCGACAACAGGGGATTTGAGGCGGACCAGCTGGACATTGTGCTGGACGATGCAGACGGCCGGCTGGACATCCCGGAACGCGGCGTCACCATCAAGCTGTCGCTGGGTTGGGCCGGCGCGGCGCTGGTGGACAAGGGCAGCTACATCGTGGACGAGGTGGAGCACACCGGCACGCCGGACACCCTCACCCTACGCGCCCGCGCCACCGACCTGCGCGCCGGCATCGCCACCAAACGCGAAAAGAGCTGGCACCAAACCACCTTGGGCGCCATCGTGCAGGCCATCGCCAAAGCCAACGGCCTGACGCCGGCTATCCCAGCCTGGCTGGCCAAGCAAAAGATCGAACACATCGACCAAACCAGCGAAAGCGACGCCAACCTGCTCAGCCGCCTGGCCGAGCAATACGACGCCATCGCCACCGTCAAACAAGGCCGGCTGATCTTCTGCAAAGCAGGCGATGCCGAAACCGTCACCGGCCAGCCCTTCCCTGCCTGTCTGATCCGGCGCAGCAGCGGCGACAGCCACCGCTTCAACGTGGCGGACCGTAACGCCTACACCGCCGTCAAAGCCTACTGGCAAGACGTGCGCGGCGCGAAAAAAGGCGAAGTTGTCGTCAACCAAGACACCAAGTTTGAACGCCGTGCCACCGTCACCAAGCTGGGCCGCAAGAGTAAGCGCACCAAGCTCACCGCCATCCAACAAAAGGGCATCGAACCCAGCAGCGAAAACATCAAAGTCCTGCGCCACGTCTACGTCAGCGAGGCCACCGCGCTGCAAGGCGCAAAAGCCGCCTGGCAAAAGCTGCAACGCGGCGTGGCCGAATTCTCCATCACCCTGGCCGAAGGCCGGCCGGAGCTATTCCCGGAACTGCCCGCCCAGGTGCAAGGGTTCAAGCCCGTCATCGACGCCACCGGCTGGGTGCTGAAGAAGGTAACGCATCAGCTGGGTGACGGCGGCTACACCACGGCGCTGGAGCTGGAGACAAGTTTATATAATACGAAGGATTGAATTTAATTACTTTGCCGCTTTCCTTAATTACAAATCACACTTATTTAAACCACCACAAAAAAATCAGAGACTTACGTCATTACCTTCCATAGGCCCATGGAAAACAAAGTAGGTTTTAGCCTTCCTTAATTTTCCATCATCATGATATGGCTGAAACCTCCACTGATTAACTGCATCCTCACATGCCTTTCGTACCGCTTGGTCCACGTCCCCCACAACGGTTATATTACTAGTACTCCCATCCTCCTGAATAACAAAATGCACCTCCACCCTGCCGGAGAAATTTGTTTCACCAGTTGGATATCGCGGACAAACCTTCTTTATAATTTTTAATGGCTCACGACCGACCGGAGAACCAACCATACTCTCTGCCATTGAAAATACGGCAATTAGAGACAGCAGAATAAATAATAACAATCTCAAAACAACCTACCTCAAATAAATTGCAGAGCAAGCGATCAGGAAAATGAAGAACAAATTAATCCATCTCAATAACAAAATGATTGTCATTTGGGCCTCCCCCCCCTCCTCCGCCCCCACCACCAGTCGAGCCATCATAAATAGTAGGTTCACTACACTCTACATATCCGCTACTTGAACCCAAACTACCCATACCACCTACCACGGCATTATTTACGTTGTTCAAATGAGCAGCATCTACACCCTCGCACCCTCCGCCACCAACGGTAGCGGGTTTTGGCGGCGGTTGCTTCGGTGGTTGTTTATGAGTAATAATTACACCTATACCATCTTTGCAATCCGAAATTGTATCATCTACACTCTTTGTATAAAGAAGTACATCCTTCGCAATTTGCACAGCAGCTTTTCCAACCTTGTATTCTGGCAATATAAATAGTGAAGCCACATCCCATGCGCAATTTGCAAACTTTCCAGCATCCTTTACGTAGAAATCACTTGGCACTTTTGGATCATAAGGCTCAAACCCCGTAGGCGGCGCTTTTCCACTTGCTTGTGACTTGGGCTTTTCATAGACAATAGCCTTTTCCAAAACAGATCCATCTTTATTGCTAAGCGTCACAATAGCTGCAGGTGTTCCTGCATTTGGATCAATCTTAGTGTAATCCTCAGGAGGAGGCCCATCATTCGCAGTGGTATTGACTCTACTGCCTTGAGTATTATTATTTAATAATGAATCGCCAGTTGTCATACGGCCAAGTGATCTTAACATCAACTACTCCAGACATAATGAAAAATGCCGGACAATTATCATTTGGCATAAGTTTCTAAATTGTTAATTTATGAAGTTAATTATTTTTTTTTATTAACAAAACATAAAATTTTAATTTAATGCTAACAGCAACGTTATTAATTCCAATAAAAACAAAAAATGACATAAGAATTTTAATGCTCAACAAGTACCTTGTCTCATATTTGCTGCACTGCCGCACAGATTTCCGCGCACACAAGCTCGCAACCAGCCCTACGAAAGGGTCTTCAGACACACCAACTCGCACAATAAATAGTTGTACCTGCCACAAGCGGCCAGCAAGCACGCGCTATAAGATTGGGAACAGAACCGACGACAACCTACTGGCACCGCCAAGATATTGTTGAAAGTGGTAGACCAGCGCCCGGAGGTGCTGCGAGAGCTCAAACACGCGTAAGAGAGTGCTACTGTGGCGGGCAGCTGCACAACAGCGTTTCGACCACCCTAACTACTGGCCAAATCATGGCCGACATCACCTTTAATGCGCGGCAGGATGTCCAGGAAAGATTCGATGCTGCCCTGTCCCGATTCACCAGCGACAGCGCCAAGCCCCGCAACACCCTGCTTGTCTGCGCCCCTCGCGAGGTCTGCATGGCAGCGCTGTTTGCTTTGCACACCGTCGGCCGCTCGCCCCTCCAGCGGCTGGACAATGAAAAAGCGCCTCTTACGGGAGGCGCTTGTTTGGTTCTGCGATGATATGGGCGGTTGTCATTCCGCTTTCATCCTGTAAAGCTGGTGGATCGCCCCTTCGGGGCATCCACCCTACGAGCAGATTCAGGTCAATCCAGCAATATCCGGGGTACGCGGTCCTAATTTAGGCATCCTAAATTTTACCAACCGGAGCTTATTCATTTTTTTTAGAGCAGATATAATTATAGTAAACACCTACGTGACCCCAGCTTTTTTCAGCAGCATCACGAAATGTTAAAACAATACTATAAAATTTACTAGGGGAAAAATTTACATAGCCACCATCCCACCCCCCAGATATCGACACATCTTTCCCTAGCAATTTTTCATCACAAAAAGCAAGATAGCGCTCAACGGTAGATTTATTTGTATCGCCTACATTATTTTTTGTAACCAACCATGATTCATAGAAATGCTGATCGCCCTGATTTAAAAGCCGCGGCGGGGTCATGAAATAGCCAGGCTCAATCTCGAATAAATTTCCAGCTGCATATGCATCAGAAAATGACTTCACTACGCTGGCCTTATATTTAATCTCGTCACCAGTTGAATCGCCATTCATTTCTTTAACTATTTTTCTTAATCTTATTTCATCTTTATCGGTCTGACTCAGGAATTTTATATTGAATCCGCCCGCACCAGCAAATCCATTCAAAAACCCTCCAAGATCAAATGCATACACTCCTGTACAATAAAATATTGCCATCAAAGTTAATATATACTTTTTCATAACAGCTCCTTAACTATACTCATTAAACGTGCAATCTTGACCAAAGGGAAGAAAGCAAACTTTTACATGACATTAAAAATTAATACTGTTCATAGCCCATCTCAGCAAAAGCTGGGCTTCGTAAGTTCACCCTTCTGACCTACGGCCCTTAGCAAAGTCGCATTAAACGCGCATCAAACTGCAGTCGAAGCAAATATCTTCTCCAAGCAGGATCAATGATTTTTACATTTTGTTAATAAATTGTAAACACGCATGCGCAATGTGTTCCATGTCATGAATGGCATGGAGGCGCTGTTTGCTTTATGCACCGTCGGCCGCTCGCCCCAAGCCACCAGCCCAGGACAATGAAAGAGCGCCTCTTGCGAGAGGCGCGTGTTTTGTGTGGCGATGATATTCGCGGCAGCTATCGCGCCCCCTTGGCAAAGCGGTGGATCGCCCCTGTGGGGCATCCACCCTACGAGCTGGTTCGAGTCGGCCAAGATCGTGGCCGACATCGCCATAAATAGAGGCAGCGAGGTGCAGGACGCATTCGATGCCGCAATATCAAACATGGCCAGCGGCTGCGCCCGCCCGCACAAGGTTCTGCTGATCAGCACTCCACGCGAGGTCTGCGTGGCTGCGCTGTTTGCTTGCCTGTCGTAGCAGACTCACCCGAGCACCACCAGCGGCAGGGCAATGAAAAAGCGCCTCTTGCCGGAGGCGCTTGTTTGGTTCTGCGATGATATGGGCGGCTGTCATTGCGCTTTCATCCTGCAAAGCTGGTGGATCGCCCCTGCGGGGCATCCACGAACTTTGCGATATCCAGTGTACGCGGTGTCTTTGCAGACAACAAAGCGGTGGATCGCCCCTGCGGGGCATCCACCCTACGAGCTTTGTGATATCCGGGGTACGCGGTGGTAGACCGCTACGAGCAGGCACACCACCCTGCAAATCAGGTCAGCGGCCTCGATGCATTGCGGTTTCTCATGCAGGAACACGGACTGCAACTTGGCGACATGACAGAGATTGGCAGTCCAGTGACGGTGGCCGAGGTGCTGGCCGGCGCGCGCGAACTGAGCCTACGCCAAGTAAAACAGCTGGCTGCTCGCTTCGGCGTCAGTCCTGCAACCTTCATCGACTGATCCACTGCCGCCGGTGGATAGACCTGTGCGCAACCTCCGCCAGGGCAATGACAAAGCGCCTCTCACTGGAGGCGCTTATTTTTTGGGCGGCTGTTGTAGCCAGCAGCGGCACAACAGCGCGGTCCGCCGCAGATCCGGGGTACGCGGTCGATAGAAAGGTTAGGCGTCGGGTTAACTGAGAGGCAACATGATGCCGCCTGCCCCCCCCCTGCGCCCCCCCCATATAAGCCATCAATCTCTCGGCAACAGCGGCAGCCTCCTTGTTCATGGCATCAAGGTCAACGCTCCACTTCATGTTGTAGAACTTCCGCTCCTTGGAGATGTACAGGCGAATCGGGTAGACCCGCGGCTCTACCGCCTCCCAATGAGACAAGATCATATTGTATGCCGCTATGGGGGAGGGTGGATTTTTCGCCTCGGATATTGTGAGATTCGCTTCGTCGAGATACTCATCGAAGTGCTCAAGTGTGTTTCGAACCTTTACGTTGAGCAGCTCGGTGAGATGAACCCCATCGAGAATACTCTTGAGCGCAGCGACGCGTGCACGCCGGAGTCGATACTGACGACCGGACTCGCCGTTTAGCTTGGCACTTGGGGTATTGAGGAATTTCTTGAGGTTCGCTGCGTCGGAAAGGACAGATGCAATCAGCGAATGTAGCTCTGGATTTACCTCCAAGACAGAGCCATTTTCTGGTACCGTTACTTCGTTGAAGAGGCGTTCGGTCTTCTGACAGATAGCGTTCGCAAGCCACCAAAGTTCGTGAACGTAGAGTGGGAAGAGCTTGGTGTCTTCTGGCTTCAGGTCTTGGGATTTCGGCATTGGCTTTACGATCTCCTGGATATACGCGGGTTTTGCTTTTCTTGACACAAAATGCCATTCGAAAATCTAAAGATACCACGATTGATTGAAGTGATTCAGATATGACAAAGCCCGGCTACGTCCGGGCTTCTGTTTAGGCGGGTGGGGTTGACCTACGACAAGCGCTTGTAGGTATCCAGCAGGCCGCGAACAAGCACGCGGCCCTTCTCGTCAACTTGGTTCAGATCAGCCAACAGACTGCTGTCCGCGTTCGACAGCGCTGCACCGTTGCGAATGCCTGTCACAAGATACAGGACGTCGAAGCCCGCCTCATGCCATTTCTGGAGAGTTTCAACATTGGGCGTTCTTTCTCCTTTTTCGTAGGAGTAGTACGTCGTGTAGCCAATACCTGCAGCCTTCGCCGCATCGGTCTGGATTATTCCAAGCCGTTTGCGCTCTTCTTTGAGCCGGTCCGAAAAATGACTCATTCGATACCCATGGGTGCTGTCAACGGTTAGCTGTTGGTGTAGCTCTCGACAAACGATTGGGCGCTGGCCAGCCAGGCACGGCGGGCTTTGTCATCGAGTTGGTTGATACGGGCCAGCAGGCTGCTGTCCTCGTTCGAGAGAGCTGCACCGTTGCGAACACCTGTCACAATGTACAGTACGTCAAAACCGGCTTCATGCAGCCTTTGAAGGGTCTCTGCATTTGGGGTTCGGTCCCCTCGCTCATAGTTCTGATAAGCCGTAAAGCTCACCCCTGCTGCTTTAGCAGCATCCATCTGGATGAAGTTAAGCCTGTTGCGCTCTTCCCTCAAACGCACATTAATACTCACGAATGTCGTCCTCAGCGTATTGACACACCAACATTTGTTGGTATTATGTCGTTCATGACTCACTATGTTAGGCATAGTAACTCACATGGCCCACGTTCCGAAGCGCAAGCGTCGTTCATCTGGCCCCGCCAGGGCGCCAAGAGGAGCGGCAACCGAGAGAGTGCAAATGTACCTGACCGTGCAAGAGGTCTCCGAGCTGGATGAAATTAGCAAATCGCTCAACCTCAGTAGAAGCAATTTTGCCGGCGCACTTTGCCGTCTCGGTTTAGAGGATTTCAAGGCTCAGATCAACGATCAAGGCAACGATACCCCAAGCGCATTTTTCGCATAACCACCGAACAGGAGGGCTTACTGTGGCAACTACCTTTCCCCAGCAGCATCAGGCTTTGAATCAACACTTGGCCATGCACTACGGCATGACTGCCGGCGTGTGCGCCTATGCCGCCAAGTACATGCTGAAGTGCAAAACCGAAGCGCAGCTGCAAGCAGCGCTGGCGGAATACCACCAGCTCCCGCCCGCTCAGATTCAACAGGAACACCGCGCATGACACAGCAAATGTATCTGGTCTTTCGTGCGCAAGACGGCCTGGCTACCGCCAGGCAGTGCGCAACCTTAGTTGTCAGTAGCTTTCTGGTCCTACTCACTGGCAAGGCTCGCATTCGCTGGCAGCCAGATACCCGGTTTGGCAGTTGGGACCAGATGCGATTTATTGCTCAGGCGTGGTTGCAGAAATGAGCAGAGTATCCGCGCCCTCCAGCTGCTTCAAGGCATCAATCGCCGTTTTGCCCTTGGCTGTTATGGATGTGCCGTCTGGCTTAATTATTTGTAGCTCGCAATTATGTTTGGCCTGAATCCAAGCTGTTAGCACGTCTGCCACTGATTTCCACGGAAAACAGCTGGCAAGGCTAGAAATGCATACAGATACAAACCCGCTGCTATTAGAAGACAGCTTGATGAGTCGATTCACAGACAAACCAGCCGCTTCCAAGGTACCGATCAGTTCTGCCGACAAACGGGGATCTAGCTCTAACTGCAAGGAATGATAAGTGCCCACGGTAGCTCTCGTTATCAAATGCCAAACACTGCGCCAGCGCTGCCACGCTGCGAAATGGTTGGTGAGGTTGGCGCTGCATATCTGGCGCAGCAAAGTCTGCCTGATTGCGCTGGATGAAAAATTGGCCAAGACATCGGCAGGGTGAGGAAGAACATGGACACGATACGTATCAGTTATCAAAGCATGTGTAAAGCCATGCCAGGTGGATGGCCGGTTATGGCTGCGGCACTGGGCATGAGCAAAGACGCCTTGGAAAACCGCGTGTACGAGCGCAAGGGCCAATCGGTATCTGTCCATGAAGCCTTGCAGATGCAAGCCTTTAGCGGCACCACGCTGTTTGCCGAGGCCGTTGCGGCGGAGGCCTGCGGCGTGTTTATCCCTCTGCCGGACGTGGCGGCGGTGGACGATGAAGAAATCCAGCGCGTGTACATGGAGCTGGTGGACGAGGTGGGCCGCCTGGCGCGCGAATGGCGCGAAGCCACCCGCGACGGCGAGGTGGACAAGCGCGAACGCCAGCGCCTGGAGGCCATCCGCGACGCCATCTGCACCAAGGTGACGCAGATGAACCATCTGACCTTTCAAGTGTTCTGCAGGAGCTAATCACCATGGCCTTTATCTGCCCCCACTGCAACTGCGTGGCCTACACCCGTACCAGTCGCTATTTGTCCCCGCTGACACAGGAAGAGTATTTGCAATGCACCAACATTGTCTGCGGCCATAACTTCACCCTATTCCGCACCGTGCGCGAAACGCTCAGCCCGCCGGCACTGCCGAAGGCAGGCATCCACATTCCGATGGCAACCAAGCAGCGGCTCATCGAAATGCAGCTGGAGATACGCCGCCAGAAGGCCGACACGGAAAACCAGCTAGAGCTGCCGGGCCTGACCGCCTAAGCCCTACCCCTCCCCCTCTCATTGAAAAATCGCACCGCGCAGTGCGAGGGGGCTTTTTACGCCCAAAAAACGCAGCACACAGGAGAAAACGCCATGCATCAGCCCCAAGCGCCACGCCTTGCCAAGCTCCGTTACGTCCGTTTTGCCAATGGCACCGCCTGCTATTCCACCGCCGGCCGCGAGTTTTCCGGCCTGGGCGAGTGGCTGGAATACCTGGGCTGCTGCGCCCTGGTGCTGTTGCTGATTGTGCTGCAGTTCGTTTTGCCCGCCTGATTCTGGAGCCAACGCCATGAATGCCGCTACCCCTGTTAAATCCCCCTGGCGCAATGTCGCCGTGAACATGGCGCGCGAGAATGCGGCGCGCCATGAGGCGCAGAAAAAAGCCCAGGCCAGGTTGGCGCCGGTGCATCTGCCGGTGGAGCCGTTGCGCCGCGAGGTGGCCGGGCCGCAACTGGTGGCGGTGGACGAGCTGCAAGCCAAGGTGCTGACGCCTGCGCAGCTGGACGCGCTGGCGGACATTCAGGACGCCATCAAGGTATTGGCGCAAGTGGCGCGCGGCATCAATCAGCAAATCTTGCTGAATGGCCTGAAGCTGCGCCAGTTGGCCCTGCATCAGCCGGGCATGGTGATCGAAGCGATTGAGAACATGCTGCCCGAGGCCCGCATAGCGGAAGCCAAGCTGCTGCGCGGCGGCCTGCCGCTGCGCGCCGAACAGCCGCAATCCATGCCGGCCGCCCGCGAGGAGCGCGCCGCATGAAAACCTGCCGCCTGCCTGATCTGGACCGTTTCCCGCGCCACCTGGGCCGGGCGATTGGCCGCGAATGGCGCCAGCGCCGGGGCGTGCCCCTGGTGCTGGCCCAGGATCAGGCAGACCCGCGCGAGGCCGAGGCCAACGCCTGGCTGCGCGATCTCACCCGTTTTATGCCGCGCGACGCGCTGCCGCTGGGCGCGTGCGAGATGGAACTGGTGGAGTTTGCCAAGCAGCGCGCGTTTGAGGCGGACCAGCTGCTCAGCCGCGGCGCAAACATGGAGCAGCTGGAACGCTACTGCGCCCGCTATGGCGTGGAGCCGCCGGCCGGTAAAACAAAAGCAGGCCGTGCCAAGCGCGTGGCATGCAGCTTGTGGTGGCGCCGCGCCCTGCGCCGCGTCAATGCCCGCCGCAGCGAGCATCTGTCTATCCAGCTAGGGCTGGTGCATCGCCGCCACGGCCTGTATGCCAGCCATGACGCCATTACCCGCCGCCGCGAGCAGAAGCGCCGCAACCGCGGCTTGCTGGAGGCGCTGGCCGCCATCAACGAGCTGGGCCAGGAATACACCCTGCAACAGCTGGCGGACCTCAGCACCAGTAACCCGGTGATCCGCCGCGCGGAACTGATGGTGCGGATTGCCGGTTTCGAGCATATCGCCGTGGGCCTGGAATACGCCGGCGAGTTCATCACCGTTACCGCGCCCAGCAAATTTCACCCGCGCCACGCCAAGAGCGGCAAGCGCAATGCTAAGTACAACGGCGCCACGCCCATCGATACCCGCGACTATCTGCAAACCGTGTGGTCACGCATTACCGCCGCCATGGCGCGAATCGGCGTCCGCCCGTTTGGCTTTCGCGTGGCGGAACCGCACCACGACGGCACGCCGCACATGCATGCGCTGCTGTTCATGGCCAAGGACAAGGTCAAAGCCTTCCGCGCCATTGTGGCCCGCTATGCCGTGCGTGAAGACCGCCAAGAGCTGGGCCTGCGCTACGCGCTGACCAAGGCCGATGCCATGCAGGCGGCGCGCGGTCTGCGCGCCAACGGCGCCAAGGGCAAGCTGGCGGACATCGCCGCCAAGATCGGCAACGAGGCAGATTTTTGGGCCAACCCGCCGCGCTGGGTATGGAAGGGCATCAAGGCGCGCGTGGCGTTTGAGGCCATCGACTGGAAGCGAGGCACGGCCGCCGGCTACATCGCCAAGTACATCGCCAAGAACGTGGACGGTGCCAAGCACAACGGCGACAGCGTGGGCGTGGACTTTGAGGCGCTGGACCACGCCGGCGTGGCCGGCCCGGATGATGGCGCGAGCAAAAACCAAGCCGCCGCGACCGATGCCACCGTTACCGCCATCCGTGTGGATGCCTGGGCCAGCCATTGGGGCATCCGCCAGTTTCAGCAGATTGGCGGCCCGCCGGTGGGCGTGTGGCGCGAGCTGCGCCGCTGGGACTATCAAACGGCCGATGCCGAAGACGTGCTGATGCATGCCGCCATTGCCGCCGACACCGGCAACTGGGGCCGCTTCGTGTACCTGATGGGCGGCCATGAGGCCAAGCGCGCCGACATGCCGCTCAGCACCGCCCGCGACAGCCAGCCGGCGGAAAACCGCTACGGCGAACCAGGACAAAAGCGCGTGTTTGGCGTGGTGGAGCTTGCCAGCGGCCAATTGGCGCAAACCCGCGTCCATGAATGGCAGATCAGCCGCAAGGCCGCCGGGGTTGAGGGAAGCGCAGCTTCCCCTTGGACTCGTGTCAATAACTCTACGTTTTTGGAAGTGCCGCCCCAGGGCGAGCCGAAGCCGGAATGGCAGTTCAGCGAGGCTGACCGCGTGCTGGTGGAAAGCCAGGACGACGACAGCGACCTGCTCACCGCAGAGCAGCTGGTTGCCCGCCGCGAATACGAGGAGCACCAGCGCTATCTGCGGATGTTCCCGGAATTTGTCCATGAATGGGCGCAGCGCGGCATCGAGGCCCACCAGCTGGCCGCCGAGCGCCAGCGCGAAGCCAGCCGCGAGCGCGTCCGCATGCAAAAGATCAACCGCCGCCTGGCCGCCAACCTGGGCATGACGCACCGCCAAGGCATGGAAGTACTGGACGCCATCCGCGCCCAGGCGCTGGGCACCGATAAGCCGCGCCGCCGCCAAACCCGCCCGCGCGACGAGCGCTGGAGCGCCGGCGGCCCAGGCATCGCCGTTTCTCAACAGCTGGCCCAGGCAACCGCCAGGGCGCGGCAGTGGATCAACCAAGCAGGCCGCGCGTGA